AAACCATGATTTAGGTAAAATGGGTGATTCAGAACATGAATCTTACATCCCACAAACCGACAAATGGAGAAAAGATAAATTAGGTGAAGATTATATGCATAATAAAAAGATTGCATTTGCATCTGTACCAGATCGAGGATTATTTTTACTTCAAGAACATGGTATTAGATATACATTTAATGAGATGGTAGGTATTCAAACACATGATGGTTTATATGACCCAGCAAATGACAAATATCTAAAATCATATATGCCAGAAACTAAACCAAGAACCTCATTACCTTTTATCTTACATCAAGCAGACATGATGGCAGCTAGAATTGAATTTGAAAAAGAATGGTTACCTAAATTTAAAGGAAGTACTCCAAACGAACCAATTGGAAAAAAGTTAGACGTAAAAACCAAAGCACTTGGCTCGATTAAGAGTGAAGGCTTAAAAAATATGTTAAATAGTTTATGATAGAAATAATAACAATCTCAGCATTATCAGTCTTAACCATTTTATTTGGTTTTACAACCCGTAATTTATTACGTAAGAATGAAAAACAAGAAGATATATTAGCAGAATATTTAAATTACCTTGATAGACTATCTAAAACTATAGAGGCTTCAGATAAAAAATTAAAAGAAATAGACCAAAAAGGCACATTTTCTTCTGATGATGAAGTTGGACAGTTTTTTAAATCAGTCCAACAAATTCAAGATATCTTAAATGATTTTAAGTTGAAAGAAATAAAATGATTACCGTGGCTAAAAAACGTAGACCTAAGTCTAAAAACTACTTTACTAAAGATACCGAAAACGCTATCGTTAGGTACAACAATGAACCAGATTCGGAAGTAAGAAGTAACATTTACAGAGATGAAATTCATTATGCTTTTTTTAAATTAACAGAAAACATAATCCACACCTTTAAATTTTACTACACAGAAGTAGATCAAATAGAACATCTACAACACGAAGTAATAACATTTTTACTATCCAAATTACACTTATTTAACCCAGAAAACGGAGCTAAAGCATATTCTTATTTTGGTACTATTACAAAGAATTGGTTAATAGTATATAATACAAAAAACTACAAAAAACGTGTTCAAACAGCACCTGTAGATGAATTATTTAAAGATGATAATTACTCATACCAAATGGGTGAAGAAAAAGAAAAAGATAGATTATCTATTTTTATAGATGCATATGTAAAATATGTAGAAGATAGATTTGATACTTTTTTTCCAAAAGGAAATGATGATAAAGTAGCAGATGCTATACTAGAATTATTTAGAAAAAGAGAAAATCTAGAAATATTTAATAAAAAAGCATTATACATCTATATACGAGAAATAATGGCTAGTCATGGTTTAGAAGTTAAAACCCCTAAAATAACTAAAATAGCTACTAAATTATATGGTTTATTTAAAGGTAGTTATGTTTTTTATCTAGAAACAGGCTATATAGACTTCGAAAAACATTAAATAATCATATTTATACTCGAACTAAACGTATAACTATGAGTCATTTAGATAAAAAAGTATTCGGTAAAAAATCATACTCGGATTTACTTAAAGAAATTTACGATAATCAAAAGAAGAAAGAAACACAAATTAGCGCATTAATCAATGAGCTTAAACCATTAATTAGCGATATAGGCGATGCTACAATGATTGTGCCGCTTATCAAAGAATACATGGAACTTGGCATTAAAAACGATGAAGCGCTTATAAAAGTAGCAACAATATTCCAACGTATATTTGCAAACGAAGGTACAGAAGAAAATGGATTTGGCATCTCAGAAGCAGAAAAAGAACAACTTTTAACTGAGATAAATAATTTACAACTTCCACCTAAAAAAGAAGATTAATGCCTGAAAGATCCAAAAAAATATTATATCCTGATGGTTTATCTTCTCCATTTTCTACTTTAAATGATAAAACTCAAATAGCAAGAGTTACAGATATAATACTAAACCCAGACCATCCTAGATTTTTTGAATTTGGAGGATTTTCTAGCATTGGAACTATTTTTTATTCTATAGATGATTTACAAGGTTCAAATACAGGTAATACTGCTAGGCCTTTTAACCCTAATAATTCTACTTACCCACTGATTAATGAATTAATATTTTTGATTGAGGGTCCTAATAATAATATTGGATCAAATACATCCAGTAAATCTTACTATTATCTTAATATGTTTAGTATTTGGAACAACCCACACCATAATGCATTCCCTAACCCAGTAAAACCAAATCAACCAGAACAAAATTATTTAGCCTCTACTGAAGGAAATTCTACCCCATTAAATAGCCCTTTTAATTTAAGTCAAAATACCTTTATTGAAAGATCAAATATTAAACCTCTTTTACCTCTCCCCGGAGATATGATACAAAGTGGTAGATGGGGAAATAGTATTAGATTTGGTAGTACTGCAAATCCAAATAAAAATAACCCACCAAATGATTTAACAGTATATAACAACTGGTCAGATTCAGGTAAAAATGGAGATCCTATTACTTTGATAAGAAATGGTCAAGATCCAAATACTCCAAAAGAAGGATGGGTACCTATAACAGAAAATATTAATAAAGATTTATCCTCCATATACTTAACATCTACACAACAAATTCCCATAGTAACAAATCCTGTACTTTTTAATAATAAAAGATATACTTCATATACCACTAAATTTGGAGAAACTCCAACAAATTCCTCATTATTTAATGGAAATCAAGTTATAATAAATTCAGGTCGTTTAGTTTTTAATTCTAAAACTGACCATATAATGTTAAGTTCTAAAAGAACAATAAGCTTTGAAGCTGTTAAAGGGTTTAACTTTGATACTAATTCAAATTTTGTAATTCAAGTAGGAACTACTATAAAATTAGGAAGTAAAGATGCAACTGAACCTCTTGTAAAGGGTGAAACCCTAAGAGTTGAATTATTTAATTTATGTACCAACTTGAAACAATTAGTACAACAACTTCAACTAATGCAAGTAACTATTGGAGATGTTGTATCTGATAATCCATTATCTATAACCGCAGCTACCACAGAAATAGCATTAAATGCCGTACTAGCAAGTGTAACAAAAGATGATAATGATAATACACCTATTTTATCTAGTGTAAGTAAAACAATATAATGGCTAACCCAAACCCACCCATAGGATATATAATAATAGGTCAAATCATAGATAAAAACCAACAACCAATCCCAGGGACTACAATTACTTCTACTTTAGGTGATACTGCTATAACGGGTACTGATGGTAATTTCAGTCTAACAGGAGAATACACTCCTGGAGAAATGTTTAAAATAAATATATTTTCTAAGAACTATACTCAAAAAAAGATAAACCCATTTAATTTGTCAAAGGAGTTAAAAAACCAAGGAAGAATTGGAATTATAACACTAAAAGATTCAAAGGCGGATTTAAGGCAATCTATAGACAAACAAATTGCATTTACTGCTGTACAAATGGGAATAATGAAGGCATCTAAAATGAACCTTGAAGTAGCTAAACAACAAGCTATGAATAGGGTAATTGTTCAAATTAAAACAGTTTTAATTCCTCAAGTACTCACCTTAATAGCTGATTTTGGGATTCCAAATGCTAGCGATTTTATAGGTCAAGAATTTAGTAGTATGAATGCAACATGCCCTATTAACTCAGGAGAATTAAATAATATTATTAGAAAAAAAAATAACTTAACTAAAGCTTTAAACAATATAATGAAATTTTTAAAAACTGTAAGAGTAGTAGTATCCTCAATAGCTGGGGTGGTAACTGCACTTGATATAGTAGTAAATTCCATTACACCCGTATTTCTATTCTTCCCTATTTCAGGTTTTGGAGCTCCTAATTTTGGTCAACCAATAAAATTTATAATAGAAAAAATTGATAAAGTTGTAGCTAAATTAAGAGTAGTTTCTAATAATACTTTAGTAGTAGTAATAATATTAATAGAAGAACTCCAAAGAGTATTAAATTTCTTAGCTTTATTAGACACCTTAATTGGTGGGTGCGCTTTATCAGTTACATCTTCAGGAGAAACATTAATTTCTCAAGAACAACTATCATCCGATTTATTAGAAGCTACCCAAAAACAATCTGAACAATTATCCCCAGTAGTTACTAATGTTAATGGGTTTAAAATGGATGTAATACCCGTAGATAATTCTAGTGTTGATGGTTTAAAACGTAGAAAAGCTATAGCTAGAAATAAAGCAGGAGTAATAATGTTAGAAGGCGAACCTTCATTCTCATCAAATGACCAAATTTTAATAGACGAATTAGTATATTATATTCAAACAAATGATTTAAAAGCAGATTAATTTAATATTTATAACAAACACAATTATGAAAACCGAAGCACTTAAAAAAATAATTAAAGAAGCCGTTAGAGAGGCTATACAAGAGGAGCTAAAGGAAGTTTTATTAGAAGCAGTTAAAGCACCTAAAGCTATAGTTACACAACCAATACAAGAAAGTATTACATCAACTACACATGCACCTGTTACACAAACCCCCAAACATTCCTTAGTTGAACAAAGACAAAAATATATGGATATTTTAGGAGAAACAGGAATAAATATGAAAAGTGGAGATGCTCAAGGATTTGGTAACAAACCCTTTAATCCACAAGGTCAAGGCGATACAACATCACCAAGTGGAGCACTACCAGGAGGAGAAGTAAATATGGACCAAATAATGGGATTAATGACTAAATAATGGCATTTGGAGCGCAACAAATATCACCCATAGACTTTGACAAAAGTGCAGCTGTAGGAGTAGATATACCCTTTAATGCTCCTTCATGTTTTAGACCTAACTATACAACAGGAGCTGCTATTAAAAATAATTTAATAAACTATTTTTTAACTAACCCAGGAGAACGTCCCTTAAATCCTACATTTGGTGGTGGGTTAAGAGATTTTGTTTTTGAACAAATCGCAGATAATAATTTAGATGGTCTTGAAGAAAGAATTACAAGTGAACTTCAAGAATTTTTCCCAAATGTAGTTATAGGAAATTTAGAAATATTAAGACAAGAAGATTTAAACACAATAACCGTATCTTTAATTTATAGTGTAATAAACACTAATATTAGCGATACATTAGAAATAGACTTCATATAATGACAACAGTAGATAGAGACGTAAAATATTTAAACAGAGATTTCTCTGATATTAGAGCTAAATTAGTAGAGTTCTCACAGACTTATTTCCCTAACACCTACAATGATTTTACTCCAACATCACCTGGAATGATGTTTATGGAACAAGCAGCTTACGTAGGTGATGTAATGTCATTTTATTTAGATAACCAACTACAAGAAACATTTACTCAATTTGCTAGACAAACAAATAACTTATATGAATTGGCTTATATGTTTGGATATAAACCAAAATCTACAGGAGCAGCTCAAGTTACAATAGATTTATATCAACAAATTCCATCAAAATTAGTAGGTAATGAATATGTACCTGATTTTGATTATGCTTTAACTATAGGAGAAAATAGCACTATAGCTTCTTCATTAAACCCAAACATAGGATTTTTAATTGAAGACAGTTGCGATTTTACCATCTCTAGTTCTTTAGATCCTACTACAATTCAAATATACCAAATATCAGGAGATAACCCAGAATATTATCTTTTAACAAAAAAAAGAAATGCTATTTCTGCAAACGTCAATACAGAAACTTTTGCATTTACAACCCCACAACAATTTCAAACAATTAATATTACTTCAAATAATATAATAGGAATACTAGATATAATAGATTCAGATGGTAATACATGGTATGAAGTAGATTATCTAGGTCAAGAAATGGTTTATGATAATATAGCTAATACTAATGTAAATGATCCTAATAATGTAGCAGATGCAGGAGATGTACCATTCCTTCTCCAACTTAAAAAAGTGCAAAGACGTTTTGCTACAAGACACACTTCTGAAACAAACCTACAAATTCAATTTGGGGCTGGGAACCCTAATGATATAGATGAGGTAATAATACCTAATCCTAATAATGTAGGTATAGGCTTACCATTTAACCAAAACAAACTTACAACTGCTTACTCACCTACAAATTTCTTATTTACAGATACTTATGGTATAGCACCTTCTAGTACTACTTTAACAGTAAGATATCTAACAGGTGGTGGTGTTGAATCTAATGTCCCTGGAGGGGATTTAACTACCTTAGATACTACTAATACAACATTTAATACTATTAACTTAGATAGTAACACCGCAAACTATATATTTGGAACTCTAGCATCTCTTAATTCAGACGCTGCTTCTGGAGGTAGAGGAGGAGATACAGATGAAGAAATAAGACAAAACACAATAATCCAAACTACAACTCAACAAAGAACAGTTACCTTAGATGATTATATGATTAGATCTTTAAGTATGCCTTCTGAATTTGGTGTAGTATCTAAAGCATATATTGAAAAACCACAATTAGATAACCAATCAGCTACACTTGAAACCTTATGTTTATATATTTTATCACAAAATAGTGAAGGTCAATTTGCTACAGCTACTGAAGCTTTAAAGAAAAACTTAAGAACTTATCTCTCCCAGTATAAAATGGTTGGTGATAGTATTGAAATAAAAGATGTATACATAATAAACATTAAATTAAATTTTGAAATAATAGTATTACCTAATTTTATAAATAGTCAAGTAATATTATCTTGTATCGAATCTTTACAAGAATACTTTAATATAAATAATTGGCAGGTAAATCAACCTATTATGGTAAATGAAATATTTGTTAGATTAGATAAAATAGAAGGAGTTCAAACAGTTAAAAATATTTTTATATCAAATAAAGCAGGAACCTCTTCAGGATATTCTCAATATGCTTATGATGTAGAAGGAGCAACCCAAAACCAAATAATATATCCTAGTTTAGATGCAAGTATATTTGAAATTAAATATCCTAATACTGATATTATAGGAAAAGTAGTACCACTATAAAATTTAAAAATCATGGCTTTAGCACCAATAAACCCTTTTGCAATAAATAATACTTTTAGATCAGCTAATCAAACTAGTTATGATGTTGATAATCCTCGACCTTTAGGAGGACCTAATAGTTTTCCACAATATAACCATGATCATAAATATTCTCCAAGTAATACTTATTTAGATAATTATCAAGAAGAAGCAAGCCCTAATAGTGCATATGGTATAAATGGAACTCAACTTTCACCCCAAAACATTTTTAACAAAACCCCAGGAGGAACCAGTTTAGATGTTGAAAATCCTAACCCTGATGGAGGTCCTAATAGAACAACTGCGGGTGCTCATAATATTCCTTCAGGTATATACCAAACAGAAACTCCAACGGGCCCTTTAATGGATACAAAGGGAGTTATTGTTAATACTATGTTACACCGATACTTACCTTCAATTGGAAACAAATACGAAAATTCATTTACCCCAGAAACATTACCAGATAATTCAACATTTTAAAACATGGCTGTATATAAACTTTTTCCATATAAAGACGCTACATTATATTCATTTTTCCCTGATATGAATACGGGAATAGATCCTATTACCCAAATTTCTAATTTAAATATAGCTGTAGCATCTAATCCCCAAGTAGCAAGATTTCTAACAGAATTTGTTCAAGATGAAATAGAAGATGTTATTAATAATAAAATTAAAGGAAAACAATGGGATGTAGATTTTAGATCATATATAGCAACTGCCCAAGGTGTAGTAGAATCAACGGATCTCTCAGTACACCCCACAGCTCAATATTGGTGGAATGGTACAGGAACATATTTAGACCAACCATTAACTACAGATGGTACTAATTGGTATTCCCCCCAATTTAAAAATTCAGGTATATCTTGGACTTTAAGTGGTTCAGATAGTACTAATCATTATATTACAAGTTCTACAAATCTAAATTATGTAATGCAAGGTGGAGGTTCATGGTATTATAGTGGGTCAGATGGTACTTTATATGCTGTAACACAATCATTTGATACAAGAACAAGTAAAGATTTAAAAGTAAATGCTAAAACTGTAGTTTCATTATGGTATAGTAGTTCTTTAGGTGTTAATAGTTCTGCTTCACTTCCTAATTATGGTTTTATTACAAAATGGGAAAATAATGTTGAGTGGAATACTAATACTCAAATCCAACCTGTAATGCAGTTTTATAGTGTTGATACAAATACTATATACCCACCAGAATTAGAATTTAAATGGAGAGATTATAACAGTGTATTAACAGGTTCCGCTACTGCTAGTATAGTTAAAACTACTAATTTAGTATCTTCATTAGCAGAAAATCCAGGTTTATTTACCCCACAAAGTGTAAACCGATTTAGATTTAATGTTGCACCTAAATATCCACCTGCTGTGTGGACTACTGCATCTCGATTTACCGGAACTGATTATTTACCAACAGCTTCATATTATGCTATAAAAGATTTGGATACCGACGAATTTGTCGTAGATTATAGTACATTATATACACAATTAAGTTCTGATAGTGAAGGAAATTATTTTGATGTGTATATGAATGGTCTAGAACCCGAAAGATATTATAAGGTTTGTATTAAAACTAACATTAACGGTTCTACACTTATATTAGATGATAGTTATTACTTTAAAGTAGTAAACGCATTATAATGGAAGAAAATATAAAATTAAATAAGGAAGTTTTTGCTAAGAGACCCTATAATAAAATTATAGATACCTCTTTTAATGAACTTGGAGTACAAAATATTCAAGAACAACTTGATGCCCAACCTACAGTTCAAGAATTTTTTGATTTATATACTGAATTATTCTACCAAATAAACGAATTAGGAGAAACCAATTCCCATGAATTTTTAATAAAAACTAGTAGTGAATATATAAATTTTGATGAAGGTAATGAATTAATAGAAGCTTTACAACTAGAAATAGCTAATTTAAGAAAGGAATTATTACAATCCCAACAAGAATCGGTTAACTCACTTTTACCAAATCCACTTGCTACTAATGAATTAGCTGATATAGGACTTAATCCAAACTCAAACACTAGAGGAAGTAATGGTAATAGTAATAATAATGGAGGCATTGCTGAAAGCTTTTCTAACAAAGTATCTGAAATAGATTCTTCAAGTAATTCAATAAAATCACAGGGAGCAGCAGCAGCAGATAAATTAAGGAGGGCAAAAACATAAAATGGTTGAAATTTCAAAAGTTAATCCTATTACGTTTGAGCTCCAAACTTATGAACCTCAAGATGAAAATCTAATAGCATCATCATCTATTGATACTCAATTTGTAAGTCTAGAAAGCTCAATTGAATTTTTTATATATGATTTAAATAATAATATAATATCAGAAAATTATAATTATGTTAGATACAATGTCCAAGAAGATGGACAAGCTGCTTCTCAACCAATCCCAAAAATATCACAATTTAACATCTCCCCAGGTGATGATGTAACAACTTTAGGATTTGATAATGGAGGGTATGTAGCATATTATAATTTTTTAAATAATGAAATAGGCAATTCAAACTCAACCCTTTTTATTTCCGAAATATCTTCAGATAGAACCGAAATTAGATTAGATAGTACTGAAGATATAAATATAGTATCAGAATCTAATAAGTTTATTGATTTTAGAGATAACCAAGATTATTTTGTAGACTTTTACCTTAATTTTGGTTCTAATAATTTAGTTATAGCTAATAATATTAATTTAGCTAATGAAACAACCGATAACCCTACTATAATAATTAAATTATATGAACCTCTCCCTATTCAATTTGATTTAAGATCTACATTATGGGTTGTTACTACTTTAAATGAACCCGAAGCTTTTTTAGTAAATTATCCCCCGGAAACAATTGAACTTACGGATTTTACACAAATCCAAGGTCCAAATTTTAACATACCAATTAAGGGTCAAGTTAATAATTCATCCCAACCTTTATCTTATACGGATATTACCAGTGGTGCATCTACAGGTTCCCAAAACCAAGTAAATAGTTTATTATCCCAGTCAGCTATTAATATAAGTGTAGATTATACAGATTTTAATAATTTTATTAATTTTAGCTCAGCTCAAACACGTATAGAAAATTTTTATTATAAAGTAGGATTAATAGAATCTTATACATCTAGCTCTAACACATTCACAAACGTAACCAGTTCAGAAACAACCAAATTAATAGAAGATAAAAAGATATCAAATGTTATAGATAATTTTGATAAATTTGAATATTTTATGTATTATAGTAGTGGTTCTGCTGCTTACCCAAAACTAGTAATAGGTGTAGGTGAAAGAGCTACATCTTTACCACCTTACATTTTATTACCTTCTACTAGTTCTCAAGTTCTAACTTGGTTAGGTAGTGCAAATGAAAATAATGTATATTTTGGGGGTCAATTATTATCAGCATCTAACTATGATAATGCTAACCCAGATCAATTACTAAAATCAATACCAGAATATTTAAGAGAAGATCCTGCAAATAAACAATATGATTTATTTGTTGATATGGTTGCTCAGTATTATGATAATGTTTGGTTATACACAAAGGATATTACTCAAAAATATAATGCGGATAACAGATTAGATTTTGGGGTTAGTAAAGATTTAGTATCTGATGCTATAAAAGATTTTGGAGTTAAATTATATCAAAATAATTTCTCTAACTCAGAACTATATACAGCGTTTTTAGGTATAACTCCTAATGGTTCTTTATTTCCTTACCCTGAAGCAAGTTTTACTACCCCTGTACCTACAGGAAAAGAATTTATAGATAACCTTATATTACCTCAAGGCAATGTAGGAGCATTATCCCCAGTAGATAACCAATTATCTTCTTCAATTTCTTACCCACCATCAGGTGAAACGTATTATGCAAATGATGGTGTCCCTGGAACATACACCCTTTTAGTAGATAGTGGGATAATATCAGTTTCAAAAGGTCAAGGAGCAACACTACAATTTACAGTGGCTGCAGATGGAAGTATATCTAACATTACTACAATATTAGGAGGTAGTGGTTATAAAGTTGGAGATAGGATATTATTAAATGATGATGGAATTATCCCAAAGCAAGGAGGAGGTACTACAAACGAAATTGAATTTTTATTACAAGAAAAAGACATACTAAATATATCATCGGTCACATCTTTAGATGATGCTAATAAATCTTTGTATAAAAGACTATATCACAATATACCATACCTGCTCAAATCAAAAGGAACTTTAGCTGGATTACGAGCGTTGATAACATCATATGGTATACCTGATACTATATTAAGAATATCTGAATTCGGCGGTAAAGATCAAGTTAACGCTAATGATTACGATTTATATCAAAATAATTTTAATTATGCTTTTAATACATCAAATAATTTTGTATCCTCATCCTGGGCTGTAAATAGTGATTGGAATGCTATAAGTGATAGACCATCTACAGTACAATTTAGATTTAAAGCTGAGGAATTTCCTCCAACAAATTTATCACAATCTTTATTTAGTTTATATAATGGCTCTACTTTAATATCAGATTTAGTTTTAGAATATACAGGATCGGGTTTAACAAGTAGTTCGTTATATAATGGTTCTATTAAAGATCCATATTACCAATACGCTAATCTAAAATGGATTCCAAATACTTCTACAGCTAATAACTCTGCAAGCATATATTTACCATTTTTTGATAAAGGTTGGTGGTCCGTAATGATAACAAGTGGTAGTTCAAATGGTTTTGAATTAACTGCTGCTAATAAAATATACAACGGAAATGATGGAACTTCTATAGGTTATATTTCATCTTCAAATATAAATTCAGGAACTTGGTCTACATCTACTATAGCATACTTTGCTACTTCATCTACCCAACCCTCATTTTCAGGATCTTTACAAGAAATAAGATATTACAATACTATAATAAGTGAAAGTGTATTTAAAGATTTTATAATGAATCCTTTATCTTTTGAAGGTAATGGAATTAATAGTGCACCTGACCAATTAATATTTAGAGCAGCTTTAGGAAGTGAATTAGTAAAAGCAAATTCATTGGCTGATGGAACTTTAAACCAAACCTCAATCCATCCTAGAGTAACAGGATCTTGGACTACTACTTCATCTTTTGCAAGTGATAGTAAGTTTTATTTTAACAATACTTCTTCATATTCTACTAATACTGAATATTTCTTTTTAGACCAACCAGCAGCAGGAATAAAAAATAGAATCACAGATAAGATTAGATCTGAAAAAGATCATTTACCAACAGGGAATACTTTATCCCCAATACGTAAATTAAATCAAATAACAGAAGCAAGTGCATCCTATACTGATAATATAAACTATTTAGAAGTAGCATTTTCTCCACAAAACCAAATTAATGATGATATTATAGGACAAATGGGTCATTTTAATATTGGTGATTATATAGGTGATCCATCTGAAAGATTCACAGGAGACAATTACCCTGATTTAAATGATTTAAGTGAAGAATATTTTAAAAAATATATTAAACAATATGATTTAACTGATTTTGTTAGGTTAATAAAATTCTTTGACAATTCATTATTTAAAATGATAAAAGATTTTATACCTGCTAGAACAGGTTTAGCATCTGGTATAGTAATTAAACAACATTTATTAGAAAGAAATAAATATTCTCAACCTCAAGTTAGCCAAGAAGAACTTTTAATATCAGGATCAATTCCAATTTCTGCAATATCAGGAGGAGCTGGAGGTTCATTTAATGAATTTAATAGTACTACAACATCCCCATCTGGATCATTAGGACAAGGTCCAAATAACAGATATAATATAACCCAAAGCTGGAGTGTAACAACCCCTTCATTATCAGGTAGCATAACTACAATACAGGATGATCAAGCTGAGTTTTACAATGGAGAATTTAGTGGTTCTGATATATTAGTTACTAATGGTGAATTAAATGAAGAATGTGATCAATTTAAGAATACAAATTTTCAATTAGCAAATTACAAAATTAGAATGTATTCTGATTTGGAATACTCCCAATCAGCTTTTATTAATACTTCAAATGATCCTCAAAATGGATATATATCAATATTTACATCATTCGCACAACCACCATCTGCACCCTCGGTTACAACATTAACTCCATCTTCTGTTGGCCAAACTGAGATAATTGTAGATGGAAATATTACTTCTACAGGAAGTAGCAACCTAACAGAAAAAGGATTTTACTTTGGAACTAATTCTACGGTTACATTAAATCCAAAAACAATTATAACCCCACTATTGCCTCCAAATAATTTTGATGGAGATTTTGATGGTTTAATAGCCTCCACAACCTATTATATTACAGCTTATGCTAAAAATAGTGTAGGTGAAACAATAGGTAACACTGTGGTTCAATCTACATCAGCTGGAATTGCAAATACACCAACAAGTTTTAAAGTATATAACACCGTCTCCAATTCAACTTCCGATATAGCCTATTACACTAGCCCAACAACAGATTTTATATGGAACTGGAATGAAGGCACTAATAATGGAGATATAATAGATATTTCAAGCTCTCAGCAGGATATGGGTAACGGATATACTAGATTACTTCCAACCAACCAATTTGGTGATGTTATTTATGATTTCGATTTAAATAATATAAGTGTTATTACTCAAGGTAATAATGATGTTACTAGTGAATGGACCATAACTAAAGAAGGAGGATCAACTATTGGTGATCCTGACAGAATTAAATTCCAACGTAATGCAAATCCCCAAGTACTTGAAAGATCAAATTCTAAAGATAATATTTATTTAAATTTTGACATTACTTCATCTATTACAACAGCGGGAACAACGGTTATTGGAGATGCCTCTTTCAATATTAAACCTGCTATAGATATTAACTTCCCATATGCTGTATCTGGGATAACTCATTCTTTATATAATAAAATACCAGAATATAATATTGCTTCAACCTTTTATTCTTTAGATTCCTCTATCTCATTACCAAATCCAACACCAAACCCAGGTAATAATAGTATTTTTACTAATGGTACATCAGTAAAAACATTTAGCAATGGATACTCAGCATCTCCAACTGCAGTAGAATCCGCAGCTCAATTTAGAAATGGAGTTGGTTCAGATATATTGGATGGAACTTCAGTATCTCTCTCAACACTTGAATTTGTCAGTGCTGGAGGTGGGGCTGAGTTTGGTTCAGGAAATGCTGTTAATGCTTGGTCTGTAGATGTTGATAATACTACTCAAAGTAATAGTTATTTTAGTATAAGTATATCAACTGATGGGTACTTAGAAATAGGATATGATGGAACTAATGTTGGAGAAGGTCTTCCAAAGTTCTATTGGGTATATTTCTATGTTCAGGATTTAAATGGACTTACTGGGAAATTTGCAATACCTAAAGAAACTACTCAAGTTTTATGGTCAGCTACTGAATATAAAATATTTGCAGTAAAAGTTAAATTAGAATCATAATAAATAAAAAATTATAATGGCTAAAGTTTATATTAAAGATAAAGACAGTGTGGTTAATGTATATAGTAGTGCAGGTTCAACCCCTGGAGTAGTTCCGGATTATATAAAAATTTCTAAAATAAATGATAATGGTGAAGATTTAACTGCTACATTAGAATCTTTAACAACAATTACAATACCCTTTTCTAATGGAAATAGTAGTGTATTCCTTGTAAATGGTATTACGGATTCTGGAAACTATTTTACATATACTGTAAACCCTCCATCTAAAGAACCTGATTTAAATGATTCTGCTTCTTTAGATTATAGTTTTACAGGATCTTTAAATACTGGAGTTGCAATAGGACCTGCTTCAGCATATGCAATATTTCCAACTCCGTATAATTCTAATAATATTTCCATAGCAGCTTCTAGTAAAGATACTGCAAATTTTTATGATGAAAGAAATGAAAAATATTTATTAAATACATTACCACAAAAAACTTTAAATATAAGAGCTAAAGTAATTTTTAGCCCAACCAACGTAGTATTTACAACAAATTGGTTTGGAATATACATAATACCCCCAGGAGTTACAGATTTACTTCCAAATCCAATAGCAACAGTATTTAATGGAATTAATGGCACAAATCCATATCTATATAAATTATCAAACAATGTTGGACAAGGTGCACCAAATCCTAGTACACTAGAATTTGATGTTGATGTGCCAGTAGGAAATATACCTCCAGGTTCTTCTATAGAAGTAAGAGTAATAGGAGGGGCACAAGATGCTCCTGTTACTATACTTGCTGGATCAGAAATATATATTTCTTCAACTACAGCAACAGGACCAGCAATAGGAACAGTACCAGAACCTTATTTTACATCAAGATTTGAAGGTAGTGACTGTGATGTAACAATAAATAATGTAAGTAAAACAACATCAAACCCATTCTTACAAGATATAGATTATTCAACTAACCCAAGTATCCCTGTTAATATAGACTTAATAATTAGTGGAACAGCTGCAAGAGGAGAAGTACCAGAATCTTATTACACTTCCCATGCTCAAATAAGTAGTAGATATTTAGGAAGTAAAAATCAATCCAGTGGAGTTAATATATATAAAGAAAATGCAGGTAATACTGTTTTTGGAGGTCCTATAAATGTTGGAACCTTTGGTAATGTTTCCCCTATTACACAAGAACAAATTAATATATTTGAATATGAATGGGGAAGTTCTACTTATCCAATGATATTAAATTATGGACAATTAAAAATGAGTAATATTCTACAAGCTTCATCTAAAGATCAAGTAAAAATAGTACAAAAAACCTCAAATGCTATTAAGAAACCATACCCAGATGGACGTTATATAACAACTTCTCAACCCGTCATTCGAAGTTTTAGAGATACAAATTCAACATTAGATCTACCATTTGTAACAGGATCAGTTAGCACTACCTATGGATCAGTTAACGTCTACACCAGAACATATTATTATTATATATTGCAACAATCTAGAGGTGAATTTTATCAAATTTTAAATGGTTCTAATAAAAAAAACTCTCAAATTCAATTAGGAAATTATTCAGCTAATTCTATAGCAGATCCTATTATGCCTAATACTTCAAAAATATTAGCAACAGGGTGGGCAACCCCAGAAAAACCTAATTTTATGTTTACTTCATCTTATACTGGTGGTTTAACTATGCAAGAGAATGCGGGTACAAATGAAGTAGCTAGACTCAGTGGGTCATATGCTTATATAGACAGCTCTAGGGGAGACTTAATATTTTGGGGAGGGTTTACTTATCCAAATGCATATAATAGTTATATAAATAGTCCAATATCTTCAACTAAACTAAATGCTGTAGGGGCTGTTCAAGTAGGGGGTGTAGTTGAGAAAGCAGACATATTTTCAAATACACTTAATTCAGGATTGAATTTATCGGAAAGAGCATATATAACACTATATAGAGAATTAGAAAGTCCTAGTCCATCTCAATCTTTAGAAGACGCTTTAACTAAAGGTTCAAGATTAAAACCTTGGAATTATGGATATAATGAATTAAATGAAGATGGCGATTATGATTTTCCCTTAGCTGCACAAGGAGTATACGAAATTTTAGGAAATGGATATTCTGATTTTCAGAAGAATGCTAAAGTTACAATAATGACTATCTATCCTCCAGTTAAATTTGACCCTGATATTGTATCAGGTTCTGCTTATATAACTACTTTCCCAACCTTTCCTTCAGGATCTTTTAATGTTAATAATGGAAACCTTGGAGGTTCATTTTTTGTTACAGGAAGTGTAGAAGGAAGACCAGGACCAGAGGTAATCTTAGAAATTGATTTATTAAATGAAACTCAAATCCTTAGCTCACCATCAGGAAATAGGGTATTTTTAGATTCCCAAAAAGGAGATTTTGAATTTGGAGATGTAATAGTAATCCCAACCTCAGAATTCGGTGGTACTGGAGGAACCCCTATAAAATTCAAGATATTCTCAATATTTGATAATAAAGTTAAAGTAATAAATATAGGAACTTCAATTACTACTTATAATAACCAATATAGAGATTCACAAACTAATGGGTTAGGAGCTTTTGTGTGGTTAGCGGTTGGAAAGGAACAAGTAACAGGAGAAGAATATGTTGTAATCCAAGATGAATTAAAAGGAGTCGGACCTGGATACTTTGCAGATAAATTCACCCCTAAAGAAATTACGGATAACATTGAATCTATTACTAAAGAATTTGGAAGTAACAAAACTTAATGAAAATAATTTGGATTAGAAACAAAACATATACATATTTATACGCATATAATTAAACACAATGGGATATTTAAATAATCAAGTAATAACAGTTGATGCTATCTTAACAAAAAAAGGTAGACAACTATTGGCTCAAAATGATGGTTCATTCAGAATAACACAATTTGCATTAGCAGATGATGAAATAGACTATACTCAATATAATCCAAGCAATACATCAGGTTCTGCTTTTTATGGAGAAGCAATCCAAAATATGCCTTTATTAGAAGCATTCCCGGATGAAAGTCAAATAATGAAATATAAAATTGCTACTTTACCAAGAGGAACTGCAGTTTTACCTGTATTAGATCTAGGATTTCCATCTATATCCTTAAAACAAGGAGCTTCAATAGCAATAACACCACAAACTTTAAATTATTTAGGTAATGCTACAGCATTTGAAACCTCAGGATACACAGCCACTATAGCAGATGTTAGAACAATGTCTACATTTAATGGGGTAGGAGTTCAAAGTACGGCTGCTCAAGATCAAAATACTACTTCAACTACAACATTAGGTACTAATGTATCTGCTACTGTAATAGGTACACAAATTAATTTAACTGCAACCACAGTAAATACTTTATTTGGAGGTAGTACTCAATTATTTACTACAATAACAGTAGTAGGGCTAGATAGTGGAGCTAGATTAACAATACCTATTACAATAAATCAAACAACAACAAATTCATAAAATATGGGATTTAAAAGATTAGACGCTGAAGACTTTGTAGTAAGTTCTGATTCAGTACAAGGGACCGCATGGTCAACTAACCAACCAACATTAACAGAATTCTACTCCAACCCAGCACAGTTAGCAGGAACATCAGGAAATTACTATGTAAGTGTATATCAAACGGCTTCTACTGAGCCAAATGCTGCTATACAGTTTGATGTTGCTTATGGAAATAAGCTTGGAAGTGGAAGTTTAGCATTTAATCCTTTCTTTCCTCAATATACTCCATCTGCAACCTCATATGGTCAATATAGAACTATGATATTAGAAGATGAAAATACTGATTTTACATATGGTGATGGTTCAAATACACTCACTCCTGATGATTTTTTTGTTATTTCCCCTGATAGAGCAAGGTATAAAGAAAGTATTTTTCCCGGTACATTTAATTTAACTTTAAAAAATAATACTAGTACGATTCAGTTAACAGATAATTCACTTGACGTAACAGTTCAAACATTTTTAGGATCTACAAGAGTATTTCAAATAGTATCAGGTTCTTATGGAAAAGCTTACAATTCTACAGGATATGAACCAGGTTCCGGCTCATATGGTTTATTATTCCCAGATATAGGAACAATATTATTGAATCCATCCGCAATTGAGGCTGTAATTGGGCTAACTCCTAACAGATCATCAACCCCTGCTTCTAACTATTCCAATGCAAATTTAATGTTTACAGCAATTAAATCAGGTGAATCCTTCACAATGAACTCTCAAGAAACCATTACATCTGATTTTATTTTTTGTAGATCAAGAAACAGTGAATTTAATTATTCTACTAACCCATCATTTATATCAGGTTCAACAGGGCAAGTAGCTTTTACAAATTTTATAAACAACCCCCAAGTATACATGACTACAGTAGGGATGTATAATGATGCAAATGAATGCATAGCGGTAGCAAAATTATCAACTCCTTTACTTAAAGATTTTACTAAAGAAAGTTTGATAAGAGTAAAACTAGATTTTTAAGATGAATGAGCGTTTACAAGTCATTAACCACATCAGATGTTGTAGTAACACCTTTTAAAGTAAACAAAAGTTTTTCTTTTAAAGGTAATGCTTTTACTGGCTCTAATGTAGGTATAGATAGATTTATAGGAAAAAATACCCCTTATATATCTGGGTCAGATTTAACAGGTCAAATTCTTTCCCAATCCCAAGCTTTAATATACCAATCAGCTAAACAATTATATTATTCTAATTTTGTAAATGGTAGGAATGGTTCTCCTGCAAACTTACCCCAATTCAATTCTGATGGTACTATAACAGTACAGGGTAATAGTGGTTCATATCAACCTATGTATGAAAATTATTTAGATAATACATTAACTGCAAATAGGTTATTCCCAACATCATCAAATGATGAAATAGGAGTTATATCTATACCTTCTAATTTATTTGGAGAATACATCAAACCCGGAACTTTTAAATATGAATATAATGGAACCTTAAATACTGGGGTTAATGTTATAACAGTAAGTGGTATTATTACTGACGATGGAGATGGTGGGTTATTTGAAAGTGGTGAAAAAATTGGAGATATAGTATACCAACATGGAATGGCTATTATTACATCCGCAGGATCTTCTATTACTGGAAGTCGCTACGGACCAAATAGTTCATTTAATTTAGGATATGGAACTGCAAGATATAGTATAAAAAATACAAATGATTTAAATTTCTTTATTTCATCTTCAAGTGTTACTTGTTCATTTCAAAGCACAATGACTATATTTGAGTCACAATATAAATGTACTTTTTCCCCAAATGAATTTACATATACTCAAAACCCATCGGCTATTTCCGGAAGTACTAATAGTGGAATACCTTATGATTTTTTAACAGGATCATATTTTGAACCCTATATTACAACTGTTGGATTATATAATGGAGCAAATCAATTAGTAGCTGTAGGAAAATTATCACAACCTTTACAAAGTTCAAACATTACTGATACTACTGTATTAGTTAATTTAGATTTATAATATTTATAAACATGGCAACAATTCCAAAAACAGGCATAGTAACAGGACAAGCAATAACCACAACTCAAATTCTTAACATTATAGAAGCTTTAGATGGGACTAATTCTACAGATGTTAGTATAAAAGGAGCACTTTCTCTCCCAGGTTTTGCCGATGTATCAGCTTCACTAGCTCAAATAAGTGGTTCATCCTTTACATCCCCTTTTACAGCTGTTGGGATTACAGGTTCTTATGTTGGGGGAACACAATTTGGAAGTCTTGCAACTTCAACTACTACATTTGGAAGATCTAACCAAACTTCAAGCTTTGTTGGGACAGTAAAACAATTTATTAAAATAGGATCTAATATTACTGCGGGTTATCAAAACTCAGATGGAGGAGTTTTTGGAAATCAAAGATTTGAAGTATCTACGTTTTCTAATTTTTCTTCTCTAAAACTAAGGGGAAATGCTAATGGTTTAAGTCAATTAAATCTCGAAAACTATGATACATTTTCAGTTTTTGGATTTAATGCAAATCAAACAGGAACAGCAACATCAAGACCCCTTTACATTATAAATAATAGTAATGAATTATCTACAATAGCTTTTAGAGGAGCTACCGAATTTGTTAACCAACTCACGTTTTACATTAATAATACAGTAACAAATGCAGCACCTTCAGAAAATAATGGTGGTTTATATATAAGAGGAAGTTTAAACCTTGGTTCAGAATATGCTAATAAAGCCGGAGCTGCAGGATGGGCAAATGTCTCAGATTCAAGATATAAAGAAAGTATTATAGATGCAGATTTAGATATATGTTATAATAATATTAAAAATCTAAAACTAAAAAAATATTCATATAAAGAAGAAATTCTTGAACGTCCAAACACAGATACTCATACTTTAGGATGGATAGCTCAAGATGTAGAAACTATCTACCCTAAATCGGTTAGAACAAGCCCTTTCACTACATGGGTTACATATAAGGGTAACACACCAATATATGCTTCTAATGGAACAGACATTATTAAACCTGGAGATAGAGTTCAAGATGTAAATGCTGGATCAACTATAATCCCAGATTTTAAAATAATGACAGACACCCAAATAATGAATTCATTATATGGGGCAGTTCAAAAACTACAATTAACTACTGAACTTTTACAAACTCAAGTATCAAGTAGTGCAGTAACAATATCGACACAACAAACAAGAATAGAAGCATTAGAGGCACAAATTAATGGTGAAATGTAAAAAATAAAGTTTAATGGCTAAAATATTATCATTATTAGATATACAGACTGGAGAAGCTATTGAAGCTCAACACGTTTCCCAATCCATAATAGCATTTACGGGAGCAGAAGCATATGATATTACCGTTTCAGGTTCTCTTACAATGCAAGGTCCTCTTACAGGTACACCTGGCATTTTAAATAGTTTTTCTTCTTCATATGCTTTAACAGCTTCCTATGTTGAAAATGCACCAGCATCAGATACAGCATCATTTGTAACAGGATCAAATGTTTATGGTCCTTATGGTTCAAATAGTATTATATCTTCAAGTAATGCTCAAACTGCATCATATGTAGAAAATGCTCAAACTTCTAGCTATATTATAACAGCGCAAACCGCATCATATGTTTTAAACGCTGTTTCAGCTTCATATGTAGAAGGTTCAGGCATATTTCCTTTCGTAGGAGATGCTGTAATAACAGGATCTTTAGTAATATCTGCATCTAACCAAACACAAGCTTTACAGTTATATGGTAGTGGTTCAACAATATTTAGTATAGAAGGTTCAAGAGGGACTTTATTTACAATAGATGATGATGAAAGTGATGGTACATTATTCTCAGTAAACAATGTATCAGGTACTCCTATTTTAGAAGTCCAAGAAGATAATACAGTTAAATTAGGAAAACAAAATGGGTTTGGTATAGTAATATCTGGATCTAATCCTGCACCAAATGATTTAGATGCTAATATTATAATAACCGGATCTATATACCAAACAGGATCTAATATTATTTTTGGTTCTAATATAACTTCATCAGGAAATATTGAAATAAATAAAGGTATATTATCTATTAAAAATAATGGAACTCAATCTGTAGCAAGATTTTATTGTGAATCTAATAATGTACATTACACAGAATTAAAAGCTCAACCCCATGCACTATTTTCAGGAAATCCTATAACTTTACTTCCCGCTTATGATTTAGATTTTGCTGCTCCTGATTTTAAAGCAAATATTTCTGCATCAGGTAATATAAGCGCAAGTGGATACATTTCAGCTTCATCCTTCAATGCTACCCCATACCAAATAAATGAATTAACAGCATCATATGCTATAACTGCATCCCATGCTTTAAATAGTGACCCATTCCCCTACACAGGTTCAGCTGATATTACTGGAAGTTTATCTGTAGTAGGTCCTACAATAATAACGGGTCCTACATCAATAACAGGCTCATTATTAGTATCAGGCTCATTTATAGATTTTTTAAATACTCCTCTAACAGCATCTATTATAAGTTCAAGTGCAAATATTATAGCACAATCATTTACAGGTTCATTATCAGGATCTGCTTTAGAAGCAATATCAAGTTCATTTGCTCAAACTGCATCGTATGCTAAAAATGCCCAAACAGCTTCATATGTAGATGCCTCAAATATTAAACAACCTTTTACTAATCTAACAGCATCTAATTTATTAATAACAGGAACCGCATCAATAAACTTATTACATA